TGACCGGCACGGCAGCAGGGTTGCTCAAGGCGCTATCGCTGCCCGCAGCAGCGGCTGCCTACACCCTCACTGGCACAAGCGCGGCTATCAGTCGTGTGTTCTCCCTTTCTGCTTCGGCAGCGGCGTACACCCTGACAGGCGCGGACGCGGCTTTGCGCAAGGCACTGTCATTGCCCGCAGCGGCGGCGTCGTTCCTGCTATCAGGCACCAATGCTACTCTGCGCCGAGCCGTGCTGCTGCCGGCGGCTGCCGCGTCGTTCGCACTCACCGGCACAAGCGCGGCCTTGGCGCGCAGCCTCGCGCTGGCCGCTGATGCGGGTGCGTTCGTACTCTCAGGGACAAGCGCCGCCGTATCCAAAGCTTACAGTTTCGCCGCGGCGAGTGGAGCGTTCAACCTGGTCGGGTCTGTGATCGACTTTGTTTACGGCGGGGGGAGCGCCCCAAGCGTCTCCGGCCTCGGCAAAGGCTCAGGCTTTAGCTACTCGTCGGGCTTCAGCTACTCGTCCGGTCTGCGGGCCGCCGCTTGAAGACTCCGACTTGCCCGGAGTACCTGTTTACGTTACTGTGCGCCGCGACAGAGGTGCTCGCTCTCGCGCGGCGGGCTGCTACTAGAGCAGGCAGGCACCTATGACCACACTCGGCATCATTTCAGGAACGACGCGGCAGGTGATCGAGGGCGCCACGCGGCGCTGCGCCGTCGGTTAGCCGGAGACATCGCAATGGCGGGGTTCATAGTTCAGGGCAGCGATTCAGGAAGCCCCACGTCCACTTTCGGCGACACGCTTGTTTCGGAATCAACGATCCGGGTTGCGTTGAAGGCGACCTATGGGGTCTTGGATAACACGGAAGTCTTTTCGGCTACTGGTGGCAGCGCCACCGCGTCGAACGGGGAGTTCGTGTGCCAGACGGGAACCAGCGTCGGCGGGTACGGGGTTTTATGGGCGCGCAGGCCCTTGGTCTATGTCCCCGGAGTGGGGGCCGAGTGCCGCATCACGGGGCGCTTCACCACCCCCGTCGCCAACAGTTTGCAAGCCGCCGGGTTCTTTACTGCCTACGATGGCATGTTCTTCGGCTACGACGGCACTTCTTTCGGCGTCATGCATCGGCATGGCGGCGCCCCGGAAATCCGTATCATTACCATCACCGTCGCCTCAGGCTCGTCGGCTACCGCGACGATCACTCTTAACGGGGCGCCTTACACGGCGGCTGTGACCAATACCACGGCGCAGGGCAACGCGCACGAGATAGAAGCAGCCCTTGCGGCGGGGGCCGCTGGAGCTTTGTGGGCCTTCCAGCATATCGACAACACCGTCGTGTGCGTAGCGCGAGGCGCGGGTGCGCGTGGCGGAAGCTACTCGGTAGCGGTTGATGGCGGCACTTTGGCGGGCACGGTCGCGCAGACCGCAGTGGGCGCCACACCGACGGAGGACTGGACGCCCCGCGCCTCGTGGAACCACGCCACCCCGACGTGGTTTGACCCGAGCAAAGGCAACTTGTTCAAGATGGAGTTCGCCTACCTCGGTTACGGGCCGCTGAAGTACCACATCTTCAACCCGGACACCAAGGTGTTCGAGTGTGTCCACGTCGTCGAGTGGACCAACGCCAACCAGGGCGTGAACCTGAGGAGCCCGTCTCTGCGGCCCGGCTGGGTGGCCGCTTCCCTCGGCAGCACAACTGCTTTGACGGTATCTGGAGCGAGCGCAGCAGCTTTCCTGCAAGGGCAGACCGGCGTTCACAGGGTATTTGGTGGGCAAGCGGCCGCCACGGGTGTTGGCACGACCGAGACGCAGGTATTCTCGCTGCAAGTGCGACGCGAGTTCGGCAGTTTCAACAATAACTCAATCGTGGCTCCGGGTGTGCTCACCGTCAGCACAGACAGCACCAAGGGAGCTGTGTTTCGTGTTTACAGAAACCCCACAGTCGGGGGTGTGACCAACCACCAGTATGTCGACGCTGCGCAGAGTGTATGCACATACGACACTGCGGGGACCACTGTTTCTGGCGGCCGCTTGCTAGGGGCGTATTCTATCGGGCCGAGCGGCTCGCTCGCAGTTGACATAAGCACCGGCGTGGTTCTCCAAGCGGGCGACGAACTTGTTATCTCGGCTACGTGCCGCTCGGCGTCCGCCGCCGACATGTTCGTGTCTTTGCAATGGGACGAGCGTGTGTAGCACCAGCGACTTGCCCGAAAAGGCCCTTTGCGCTAATATCCGCGCAGACAGAGGTGCTCGCTCTCGCGCGGTGAGCTGCTGCGCAAACGCGAGCAGGCACCTATGACCACATCCGGCACCATATCGGGAACGACATTCACGACGCGGCAGGTGATCGAGAGCGCCGCGCGCCGCTGCGCCGTCGATCCGCAGCAGATGACGGCCGAGCACGTCCTGACCTGCAACGACCTGCTTTACCTGCTGCTGTCCAACCTCGCGAACGACGGTGCCCCGCTCTGGTGCATCGAGTATCTCATCCTCCCGCTCTACGAAGGCGTCGGCGACGTGCCGACCGGCGTTGGCACGGTGGACATCCTCAACTGCAACCTGCGCACCTTGCAGGAAGTTACCGGCACCAACACGGACTCTGCCACGGAGCGCAGCATCGAGTTCGATGACGATACGAGCGTCACCTCGGTTGGCATCAAGTGGGATGGAACCCCGGCGCCCCTGTCCTTCGCCCGCTCGGACGACGGGGCGACATGGACGACGATCCAGACAGAGACAGCAGCGAGTGCATCTTCAGGAGATTGGACCTGGTACGACATGGACAGCGCGGTTGCTGCCACTTATTTCCGCGTGCAGGCAACCAGCGGCACCCTAGACTTCGAGACCCTCTACACCGGGAACTCCCCGACGGAAGTGCCGTTGGGCAGGCTCAGCCGCGACCAGTACACGAGCCTCGCGAACCGCGCGTTCCAGACCAGCCAGCCGACGCAATACTGGCTCGACAGGCAGATGCCGCAGCCGATCATCCGGCTTAACCCGGTCCCGAACGATGCCGCCGAGGAGAAGCAACTCACGGTCTGGCGGCATCGCTACATTGAGGATGTGGGCACCATGACGCAGACGCTGGAGATCCCGCAGCGCTGGTACGAAGCCGTCATCTCGGGCCTTGCTGCCAAGCTGGTGTGGGAACTGCCCGAAGCTGACCTGTCGCGCGCCGACGCACTCGACCAGCGCGCAGAGCGGGCTCTCTACACCGCGCAAGGCGAGGAGCGCGACAACTCGCCGATCCAGTGGACCCCTGACCTGTCGGCGTACACGGTATGAGTATCTGGCCGAACACGCGCGGGAAATCGACGCTAGGTGTTGGTCTATGTGGCCGCTGCTCGCGCAAGATGTCACTCGACGACCTTTATCCTGACAGTAACGATCCGGGGCTGATGGTGTGCGCCAAGGACCGGGACCAGTACGACCCTTACCGGCTGCCCGCGCGGCAGCCAGACAAGCTCACTCTGCGGTTTGTGCGGCCAGACGACCCTCTTACTCCGGGGCCCGAATGATGCGGGCCTCCCACCCTGTCACGGCGCCTGCCGCGCTCGCGGGCGTTTGTGTCGGTGCCGGCGGTCTGCTGTCTCGGGCCGTCGGCACCATCCGCGCAACAGCAGCAGCCGAGAGGTAACGGCCCGTGGCAACAACGATGACATACGAGACGCTGAAGCAGGACTTGCAGCGCTACCTTACAAGAGGTTCGACGGCTGCTGTCGACCCCATTTTCATCGAGCAGTTGCCGCGCCTCATCAACCTCGCCGAGAAGCGGATCGCCCGCGAACTCAAGGTGCAGGGCCTCATCAACCCGGTGACGACTACCATGGTCGTCGGCACTTCGGTCTATGCCAAACCGGACAGGTGGCGCGACACGGTGTCGATCAATATCGGCACAGGGGCGACCAATGCAACGCGCTCGCCGGTCCTGCCGCGCAGCTACGAGTATTGCCGTAGCTACTGGCCGGATGAGAGCGTGCAGGGTACGCCGCTGTTCTACGCCGACTACAACGACAGTAACTGGCTGGTCGTGCCGACGCCGGACGACACCTACCCGATGGAGATCCTCTACTACGAGTTGCCGCCGCTGCTGGACGACAGCGTGCAGACCAACTGGCTGACGCAGGAGGCTCCCCAGGTGCTGCTCTACGGCGCGCTGCTGGAAGCCACGCCGTTTCTCAAGAACGACGAACGCATCCCGACGTGGGAGGCGATGTACGACCGCGCTGCGCAAGCTCTTGCCGGCGAGGATCTCGGCAAGATTCTGGACCGCGCTGCCCAGCGCACGGAGGCTTAGATGTCCTATACCGATGTTTTCGGCGGCAGCACGCTCTACCCCTCGCAGGTCAGCTACCTCGCCGTTACACTGAGCGCGGCCAACATCACGCTTGAGTGGCCGCTGGAAAGCAACGCGCCGACTTACCCTGCGGCGCGCATCCTCGACGTGACCTCGGCGAACTCGCGGTCGATCACGTTGCCCGATGCCACACTCGCGGCTCCAGGCGAGACGATCCTGTTCAACAACCTCTCTGCGTCCTCGACCAGCTTCACCGTCAAGGATGCGGGCGGCAGCACGGTCGCTACCGTTGGCGTCGGGACCGCGTGGCAGCTTTACCTCGCCGGGGTAGCGACCGCGGCGGGAACGTGGCGCAGCTACCAGATGGGCGCTTCGACCGCGTCAGTGAACCCCGCCACACTCGCGGGCTACGGCATCACCGTCACGTCGAGCACGCTGTCGCAGTCCACGCCGACCGAGGACTTCACGGTATCGCCGTTCACGCTGGCCGCCGACGACAGGGCCAAGCTGGTCATCTGGGCTGGCTCTGGAGCAGGGGAAATCGACCTGTTGTCGGCGGCAACTGCGGGCGATAACTACTTCTTCCTTGCCCGTAACGACAGCGAAGGCATCCTGACCCTCGATCCCGACGGCTCCGACCTGATCGACGGCGACTCGTCGTTGGTCATGCAGCCGGGCGACAGCGCCCAACTCGTCACTGACGGAGCCAACTGGTTCAGCGTCGGTATGGGGCAGCAGCCCGTGTTTGCGTTCGACTACACGCTCATCAGCCTCGCCGGTGCAGGTGCGACATACACCTTGTCCGGCAGCGAGCTCAACCGCATCGCCTACAGCTTTACCGGGGCACTCAGCAACAATGTCAACGTGGTGGTGCCGAACACTTACCAGCAGTATTGGGTCGCCAACAACACCACAGGCGCTTACACGCTGACGATCTCAACCGACGGCGGCACTGCCGTGGGCGTCACCCAAGGCGCGAGGGACATCCTCTACTGCAACGGTGCCAATGTCGTCGACGCCGATACGGCGGCGCTCTCGGTGCCGATCACGGCGTCGCAGGGTGGAACGGGGCAAACCAGCTACACGATTGGCGACATCCTCTACGCCTCGGGCGCGTCAACCCTGTCCAAGCTGGCGGGTGTTGCGACGGGCAACGCTCTCATTTCGGGCGGCGTCGCGACGGCTCCGTCTTGGGGCAAGATCGCGCTGTCTACCCATGTCAGCGGAGTGCTTCCTTCCGGTAACGGCGGCGGGTACAAGACTCTCAACGCGCAGTCCGGCACCTCGTACACGCTCGCTCTGAGTGACGCCTTCGGCCTCGTCACCCTTTCCAACGCCGCGGCGATCACGCTGACGGTGCCAACCAACGCCAGTGTCGCTTTCCCGGTCGGTTATTATGTTGACCTTCTGCAACTCGGTGCGGGCCAGGTAACGGTCGCCGCTGCGGGCGGTGTGACTCTGCGCAACACCAGCGGCCTCAAGATCGCCGACCAGTACGGCATCGCTACCGCGCTCAAGATCGGCACGGACGAGTGGGTCGTGTTCGGAGGTCTCACCACATGATGCCTTTGGGCATCGTGGCTGTGGGCGGCGGCCGACCGCGCTATCTCGCGGTGGCGCACACTTCGTCGCCTTACATCACGATTTACCCATGGGACGTTGCCGGTTTCGGGGCGAAGTTCAGCGATCCGGGCACGACGCCTACGGGCACGGGCCAGACCGTCGCCTTCACCGATGCGACGGACGCGGTTGCCGTGGCGCACAGCACCTCGCCGTATGTTACGGCGTACCCGTGGACCGCGGCGGGTTTTGGAACGAAGGTAAGCGACCCCGGTACGCTTCCAGCAGGTAGCGGAACGGGGGTCTCTTTTACTCCTACTGGCGACGCAATCGCGGTATCTCATTCGACTACGCCGTATGTCTCCGCGTACCCGTGGTCCGGCTCCGGTTTCGGCTCGAAGTATAGCAACCCGGCGACACTGCCTGCTGCAGACGCTAACGCGGTTTCATTCTCCACCACCGGGGCAACCATCGCGGTTGGGTTCAATGCGTCGCCTTATGTCGCAGCATATCCATGGTCCGCTGGCTTCGGGACGAAATACAGCAACCCCGGCACGCTGCCGAGCAACCTCGTAACGGATGTGGCCTGGCGCGCGGGGAGCGCCGAGGTGGCTGTTACGAGGGATGCGTCCCCATACGTCACGGCTTACGGTTTCATAGAAGCCACAGGCTTCACATCGACGTTCAGCAACCCTGCAACTTTGCCTACCGGGCAGGGCAACGGAGTTGCATGGAACGCCGCTGGAAGCGAGATAGCGGTTGCGCATGGCACTTCGCCTTATGTCTCGGCCTATCCTTGGTCATCGGGTTTCGGTTCGAAGTATAGCAACCCGGCGACACTGCCCGCAGGCACCGGCAATAGCGTTGCATGGGCGCCAAGCGGCGACCAGATCGCAGTTGCGCACGGCACGTCGCCTTATATCACGGCGTGGCCGTGGTCAGCGGGCTTTGGCACCAAGTTCAGCGATCCAGCCACCCTGCCCCCGGCTTCGGGGAATGGTGTAACGATTCATTAAGGAGCAAATACAATGGACCGAGAGACGATACTTACCGAGGCCCTTGCCGGGCGCGATGCGGAGGTCATGCACTACCAGATCAACATCGACAACTACACGCGCGCTATCGCTCGCATCGACGCGATGCGGGGGGCCGACAAGAACATGCTCGACTTCCGTGCCCGCCTCGCCGATCTGCTTGCGTCGGAGCAGCGCGAGCAAGCGCGCGCCGTGCTTCTGCGCGACGTAATCAGCGAGCAAGTCGACGAGATCGCCGAGGCGAAAGCAATCGTCTGATGCCTGAAGCGCAGGTCATCCCTATCCAGTCGCAGACCGGCATCAAGCGGGACGGCACTACACTCGACGGTGACAACTACACCGACGGGCAGTGGTGCCGATTCGACCGTGGCAAGCCGCGCAAGATGGGTGGCTATAGGTCGATCAACAACTTCCTGTCGGACATCGGCAGGACGCTGCACCAGTACACGCGCAACCGGTTGACCTACGTCCACGTCGGTTCCGCCACGGCGATCGAGCGGTTCTTCATCGACGGGTCGCTCAGCACTAGCACCATATCCGACCGGACTCCGGGTTCCGGCTTCACTGCCGACAGCGATAACATGTGGCAGTTCGATGCCGTGGCGTCACAGACCGGCGCGCTCAAGATCGTCGCCCAGGTTGCGCCCAACCTCGACTGCATTTGCAATAGCGAAGGCGGCGAGCTGTTCTACGGTGACTTCTTCGCCACGACGGCTTTGACAGCAGTCGCCGCGCTCGACTTGCCTGCTACCTACAGCGCCACGGGCGGCATCTTCGCCCTCGCGCCCTACACGGTCGTGCTCGGCAAC